ACCAGGTGATGACGCCGAACGAAATCCGAAGCATCATCGGTTTGCCGCAATCCACCGATCCCAAGGCGGATCAGCTGGCGAACCCATACACGAGTTCCGCAAACGCGGAACAACGTTCCAACCAGGAGGTTCAAAATGACAGCGCCGGATGAAGTCGCAGACTTTGACGGCTGGGCGACTGTGGCCGGAGTTAGGTGTTCCGATGGGCGAGTTATTGCTCATCAGGCATTTGAACAGAACGACGGGGCAGTTGTCCCCCTCGTTTGGCAGCACGGCCACGATAATGTGACCAATGTGCTCGGCCACGCTCAGCTCGAGAAGAAGCCTGAGGGTGTTTACGCCTACGGTTTCTTCAACGGATCTGCTCAGGCAGATCATGCTCGCGAACTAATTGAACACGGTGACGTCACCGCCATGTCGATCTTTGCCAATCACTTGAAGCAGGACGGCAATGTTGTCAAGCATGGCAACATCGTCGAGGTCTCTCTGGTGCTGAAGGGCGCGAACCCCAAGGCGACCATTGAGAACGTGTCTATGGCTCACGGCGACGGCGAAGGCTATTCGGCGATCATCAAAATGGGTGATGGCGATGCCGTTCACGAAGACTTCGAAGGGTCTGAGGATTCCGAAGACTCCGAAGACGAGTCTCCAAACGGAGACAAGACCATCGGAGAGATTCTTTCGACTCTCTCCGAGGAGCAGATGGAGGCGGTCAATTACCTGATCGCAGCCGCTATTGACAGGGAGTCTGAAGACTCCGAAGACACCGACGAAGAAAACAATGAAGGAGACGACATGAAGCATAACGTCTTTGAAGGGGACAAGGCTCCTGAGAATGTGCTGTCCCACGCAGATTTCGCTGAGCTCGTTGCGACGGCCAAGCGAAACAACTCCACCCTGCTCGAGGAGCTTAAGCACGCTGACTACGGTATCGAGAACATCGGCTACCTGTTCCCTGACGCCAAGGCCATTACTGACGAGCCAACCTTTATCGATCGCGACCAGTCTTGGGTCTCGGTTGTCATGAACGGCACGAAGCACTCGCCATTCGCTCGCATCAAGTCTGTCTTTGCGGACATCCGTGACGACAAAGCAAGGGCGAAGGGTTACGCCAAGAAGGCTCAGAAGAAGACCGATGAGGTCATCAAGCTTTTGACCCGTATCACCTCGCCCACCACGATCTACAAGAAGCAACGACTGGACCGCGATGACATTGTGGACATCACCGACTTCAACGTCGTCGCCTGGCTCAAGGCCGAGATGAAGGGTAAGCTCAGCGAGGAAATCGCTCGGGCCATCCTCATTGGTGATGGCCGCCAGATGACCGACCCCGACCGTGTTGATGACGAGGCGATCCGCCCCATTCTCAAGGAGAACGATCTCTACGCGATTCACAAGTCGCTTGAGGCCAACACCACCGATGAGACGCTTGTTGATGACATCGTCATGGCGTCCGCGGATCTCGAGGGCTCCGGCTCGCCGACCCTGTTCATCTCGAAGAAGCGTCTAGTCAAGATGCTCCTCCTGAAGGACAAGAATGGTCGCCGTCTCTACGAGACCGAGGCTTCGCTCGCCGGCGCTCTCGGAGTCTCCAAGATCGTCACGGTCCCCCAGTTCGATGGCTTTGAGCACGAGATCAAGGGCGCGAACCACGAGCTGCTGGCGATCGTCGTGGACCTCAAGGATTACACAATTGGTTCTAACGCAGGTGCGGAGCTCGGCATGGCCGAGACTTTCGATCTCGACTTCAACCAGTACAAATACCTTGCCGAAACGCGTATGTCGGGCTCGCTGACTGCTCCGTACTCGGCTCTTACGATCTCGCGCAAGAAGGCATGATCCAATGTCACGATTCAGCGGTAAGCTGGGTTTCGTGACGACTCAGGAGACAGAGGAAGGTGTTTGGCTCGAGAATATTGTTGAATTTCCGGCGAAGGGGACTATTCGTAGTCTCTGGGTCAGGAACGATAACAACGCCTCGGTCAACACTGACCTCCGTCTCACCAACGAGATCAGCGTTCTGATAGACACCAAGATCAAGACCAATTTAGAGGCCCTGAAGTATGTAGTATGGAAGGGTTCAAAATGGGAGGTACAGTCCATTGGCGTGAATTATCCACGGCTTACCATCAATCTAGGCGGTCTGTATGCGCACGTATAAAGACCTCCTACATCTACTTCAACAAGCGGCCCAGCACAACCGAGTGTATTTCCAACCTCCAGAGAATCTGAAGATTGGGTATCCTGCGATTGTCTTCCACTTGTCGAAGATCGAAATTGACCGTGCTTCCGACGTACCCTACAAGGGTGCTAAAGAGTACTCGGTCACTCTCATCACCAAGGATCCAGAGCCAGACGTGATCGACGAAATCCTCAAGATCCCGTATTCGTCTTTGGATACGACATACATCTCCGACGGAATGAACCATTTCGTCTTCACGGTTTACCTTTAAGGAGGGTATCCTATGGCACAGATTAAGTGGGACGAAGAGGGCTCCCATTTCTATCACACTGGCGTTAACAAGGGCGTTCTGTTCCCCTTCGATAACACTCAGAACCGATACGGTACTGGAGTTGCCTGGAACGGTCTTAAGACTGTCACGGAAACTCCCGAGGGCGACGAGTCCTCGGACATCTACGCTGACAACCTGAAGTACCTGACCCTGATGTCGGCTCCGTCGTTCAAGCTCACGATCGAGGCTTACACCTATCCGGATGAGTTCGCCATCTGTGACGGCACCGCTCAGCTGGTTAAGGGTGTTAACCTCGGTCAGCAACCTCGTACTCGCTTCGCGTTCTCCTATTGCACGAAGCTGGGTAACGACACTAAGGGCGATGCTTACGGCGAACTGCTGCACATCATCTACGGCGCCACGGCGTCTCCTTCCGAGCGCGCATACAATACAGTCTCCGACTCTCCCGAGGCGATTTCGTTCTCCTGGGAGTGCTCGACGGTCCCGGTCCGGGTGGAAGGCTTCCAGCCGGTCTCCGTCGTCACGGTCGACTCTTCGAAGCTCGACCCGGCGAAGTACAAGAAGCTCACCAACAAGCTGTACGGCGTCGCTGACGGTGGCGCTGGCGTTCCGACCCTGGTGATGCCTAACGAGCTCCGCACACTCTTGCAGTGATCTCGTTAAAGCTGGACCTTCCTGGGGAGGAGCGGTTTGACGAACGAACAAGCACGTTCGTTACAATGGAATCGTGTACACTTACTCTAACGCATTCACTGTCTGCGGTGGCTGAGTGGGAATCGGTCTATAAGAGATCGTTCCTAGAAACCCCACCACAGACTGGCGAAGAGTTGGTATACTACATCCAGTGTATGTCGGACCGCCCTCTCCCTCGAGATTTCGTCAAGCGGCTCGACCAATCCGTTCAGGTCAAAATAGCAGACTATTTGTCCGACAAAGCTACGGCGACAGTTCTATGGAATCCGCCTTCAGCCGGAGGCCCACGAGATACCATGACTAGTGAGTTGATTTACTGGTACATGTCTCAACTGGGTATTCCATTTGAGTGCGACAAGTGGAATTTAAATCGTCTATTGACGCTAATTCGTCTTGCCGCGGCCAAGCAAAATAACCAAAAGCCGGACGCCCGCGCCTCTGCGGCTCAGCGTGCGGCCATGAACCAAGCCCGTAGGGCTAGAACAAGGAGTAGAGGATGAATAATATTCCTGATGACGCTCAACGACCAACTGGGCCGGATCCGCACGAGGATTCTGACCGCTCGATTTTTGAAGGGACACGATCTTGAGCAAAATTGATGAAGTTCTCTCTCACGCCGCGTACCGCATCGGGTATTATGCACCCGACGACCCTGAAGCCGGTTCAGAAGCAGGTCGCTGGCTTGCTAAGAAGATGGGCCAGCCCTGGCTGGCCGGACCGTCCGAGTCGGTTTGGTGGTGTATGTGTTTTGTCTCCATGTGTTTCGACATGGCTGGCGAGATCGATGCCATCGGTGGGTTCTCCTACAACACCGACGTCACGAAGTCGCGCATGACGAAGGTCCCCGTTGAGGATGCCCAGCGAGGAGACGTCGTGCTCTTCGATTGGGATCAGGACGGTCTGACTGATCACGTCGGCATCGTTGAGGCCAATCTCGGCGACGGCTGGCTCCAGACGATTGAGGGTAATACCTCTCCGTCTAACGCAGGCTCGCAGAGCGCTGGTAATGGTGTTTACCGCCGACAGCGACACTATGGCATCGACTGCGTGCTTCGCCCCAGCTGGTCTGACGAAGAATCTGAGGACTCTTCCGAGGGCACTAACTCGATGACCGATGCTTGGTGGGGGCGTGCAACTACATATGCTCTCCAGGCTTCTCTCAACACTCCTGCTGACGGCATCGTCTCCAGTCAGGATCCCGACGTTGAGGATTTCGTCACGCGAGCAGGGACTGGCTGGGAGACCGATGAGAACCCTAAGGGTTCTCAGGTCATCGAGGCTCTTCAGGAGAAGCTGGGCGTGGAGGTTGACGGTCTTATCGGCCCCGATACTATCACCGCTCTTCAGAAGCGTCTCAAGAGCATTGGACATGACCTCGAAGTCGACGGTATTGCAGGCTACCGCACTGTCGAATGTCTCCAGTACGAGCTATCTAACGGCACGCTCTGGATTTAACCCAAGAAAGGAGGGCCGTCATGATCGAGATGAAGTTTGAAGGCGACTTTGATATGTCAAAATGGTTGACACAGGTCAAGGACGAGAAACTTCGTAATATACTGGCAACTGCCGGTGATCGCGGCGTGGCGGCCCTCCGGGCCAATACACCGGTAGGCACCGGGAAGACTGCTGCTTCATGGCAGTACAAGATCAAACAAACCGAACGAGGTGTTAAGATCGTTTGGTTTAATACAAACATCGTGTCAAAGGTTCCTATTGCGATCATTCTGCAATACGGGCACGGGACACGACAGGGTGGATACGTTCAGGGTCAAGACTACATCAACCCGGCTATGAAGCCCATATTCGACGAAATCGACCGTATGGTAGGGAGAGCTATCAATGGGTAAGAGTATTGAGAACAAGGTTATCTCGCTCGAACTTGACGACTCCAAGTTTAACTCCAAGGTTGACGGCGTTCTCCGCAATGTCGATCGCCTAAAGTCTGGAATGAACTTCAAGCAGTCAACCGACGGCCTTGATGGTGTCGGCAAGGCAGCCCAGGATGCTTCGAAGCGAATGGGGGGTATCGCTGACGGCGTTAAGAATGTTAACACATCCGTCATCAACAACTCCACAGCGGCAGCTGCTGCTACGGCCAACGTCGGTGCCGCGGCGAAGATTTCGTCGACTAACTTTAGTATGCTCGCGGGCGCTGCATCGGTGGCTATGGGTAGCATTGCATCCAAGGCTCTTATGGCCGGGGGATCGGTGCTTTCCTCGTTCACATTCGGACCCATCATGGATGGTTTCCGGGAATACGAAAACCAATTGAATGCTGTTCAGACCATTCAGGCGAACACATTCTCTAAGGGCGAGACCACCGCGACCATTAACGCAGCTCTCGACGAACTGAACGCTTACGCGGACAAGACTATTTACTCCTTCACCGAGATGACTCGAAACATCGGCATGTTTACAAGCGCCGGTGTGGGTCTGAAGGACTCTGTGGCCGCGATTAAGGGTCTGTCGAACGTCGCAGCAATGTCTGGCTCCTCTTCGGAGCAGGCAGCTACGGCGATGTACCAGCTTTCGCAGGCTCTGTCGACTGGTGTCGTCAAGCTTCAAGACTGGAACAGTATCGTGAACGCCGGCATGGGCGGCGAGCAGTTCCAGGAAGCTTTGAAGCGAACAGCACGAACCTACGGTGTCGAAGTCGATAAGATGATCGACAAGGCTGGTTCATTCCGTAACTCGCTCAAGGACGGATGGCTTACATCCGAGATCATGATCGAGACTCTGACCCAGTATACTGGCGACTTGTCTCGCGAGCAGCTGCTTAGCGCCGGCTATACGGAGGAACAGGCCGACGAAATCATGCGGCTTGCTGAGGTCGCGAACGATGCCGCTACGAAGGTGAAGACTTTCTCGCAGCTGATCGATACCACGGCCGAGGCTCTCGGCTCGGGGTGGGCTTCCATCTTCCGAACAATCTTCGGCGATTTCGAGCGCGCCCGAGAAATGTGGACAGCAGTGGCCGACGTTGTGAATGTCGGAATCGGAACCTTCTTCGACGCCATTCAAGGTGTTCTTGATCGCTGGGATGAGCTCGGCGGCTGGTATGAATGGTGGTACGGTATCGGCGATCTGTGGACTGCCATCTCGAAGCCGCTAAAGGCCATCGGCGAGGGATTTTTCAGTGCCTTCCAGGGCGATGCCGGTAAGGCTCTTTATGATTTCAGCTACTATTTCAGGCATTCGATTGCTCAGTGGCTGACCGTGTCTGATGACTTCGCCAACAACCTCGGCAAGGTCTTCAAAATGGCAGGCGAATTGATCTCGCCAGTTCTTGAGGTCCTCATCGGGTTCGCCTCAGCGATTGTCCAGATCGGCGTAGCCGCATTCAAGATCGGCATGATCCTTGCCGGGATCTTCATCAAGCCAATGATCTTAGTCGCAGCGAAAGTCGGAGACATTGTCTCAGTCTTCAGCGACTGGTTTGGGCAGATGCTCGGCGGAACTGACATTCTTGGAGGCCTGGCTAAGGTCCTCGACTGGATCGTTGACAAGTTCCAGAAGTTTGCCAACTGGATGTATGAAGTTGCAGATGTAACGATCAACCCCATCTTCGATGGACTTAGGGTTGTCATCGAGGCAGTACTTAAGCCGCTCGGCGAATTCATCGATACAATCCGGAAAGCGATTTACAACGTCTTCAAGCCTTTTGGAGACGCGATCTCGAAGGTCGTTGACTCGATCTTCGGGTTCGCATCGGGAACCGGCGGTCCGATGGAGAAGATCAAATCTACCTTCGGAGGATTTGGGACGTCGTTCCTTGAAAACATGACCAAGCTCGCAGACGCTATCGGACCCAAGTGGTCTGAGAAGGTCAAGAGCTTCTCGGATACAATCCTCCCGATCAGCGAAACTATCGGCAAGCACCTCGGCGGTGCTGTTGAGAGCGCCAGCAAGGGAATCAAGAAGTTCTGGGATGATGCATCGCCCAAGATGGCTGAAGCCTGGTCCGAATCCACCAAGAAGATGAGGGATGCTATCTCGGACGTCGGTAAGGCTTTCGGTCGAGCCGGCGACGCTATGGCTAAGACCTTTGCGCCCCAGGTGAAAGCAGTCAAGGAGTTTGGTGTAGATCTGTATAATGTCTTCGCCAATCTCGATGCCCATCTGAACAACAATACATTCCTGTCGACGATCGTCAACAGCTTCAAGACTATGATGAATTCGTTTGGGCCTTTCGGGGCCCTTATCAACGGAATCATCGATTTGTTCGGGAAGCTGGGCGGACTCACCAAGTCCATATTCGGTGGGTTTGGTGACACGGTCGACGGTGCGGCCACGGGGCTTTCGAGCTTCGGCAAGGCAGCATCTGACGCGTTCAACACTCTTGGCGCAGTTGGTGGATTCATTTACACAGCGGCAACCGGGATTGTCGAATTCTGTTCGTCCGTAGTTAAAGCGATCGCCAATCTGATTACTTGGCTTACGAAGGGTATTGACTCAATTAAGAAGTTCGCTTCTGAGTCAGAGGCCTTCAATAGTTTCAAGGAGAATATTGGTGAGGCATTCGGCGAGGCCGGAAAGATGATTCAGTCTTTCTGGTCTGGTCTCGGATCCAGTCTCAAGGATCTGTCGCTTTCAGATCTCTTGTCGGGACTACTTCTAGGTGGAGGTCTTGGTGCTGGGTTCCGAACCCTTCAGACGATGCTTAGTGGATTTACAAAGACCACTGACTCGTTCAGCAGCATGTTTGACAAGTTCGGCAAGATCGGTGACTCGATCAGTGGTGTGTTCAACGCTCTGATTGATTCTCTGAAGGCGATGCAAGATGTGATCAGGGCCAAGGCTCTTCGAGAGATCGCAATCAGCGTTGGTATTCTGGCCGGATCGCTGTTCATCCTTGCGATGATCCCGGCCCGACGTCTTATCCAGGGCGCTGTAGCTATCGGAGTCCTAGCAAATATTCTAGTCAGCGCGTTGTCTCGGATATCTAATCTGAAGATTAACCCGATTCAATTGGCTGGGGTAACCGGAGCACTTAATGCTCTTGCTTCGGCAGTTCTCGTGATGTCGTTTGCAGTAGTGATTCTCGGGTCTATGAAGCTCAGTACTGTCGCGCAAGGTATAGGCGCTGTGACAGTGCTGGTGCTCGGCATGTCATTCGCCGCTAAGCAGCTCGCAAAGGATTCTGGATCGATTATGGCCGGCGTCGGTTCGATTATAGCCATGGCTGTCTCCATCAACATGCTAATTGCTCCGATCATTTTGCTTGGACTACTCCCACTCAAGGTAATTGCTCAAGGTATCATTGCGGTTGGTGTTCTTATGGGGATTCTGGTTGGCTTCGTTAAACTACTTAACACCGCGGCCAAAGATCTTGTCAAAATGGGAACCATTTCGCTCATGTTGATCACTTTTGCATTCTCGGTCAACATGCTTGTTGGCGCGGTTGCACTTCTTGGCTACATGGACACGGCCAAGATGGTCCAAGGACTGGTTGGTTTGGCCGCAGTAGTACTACTTCTCGTGGCAATCGCGAACCTTATGCCAGAAACAGCGATCGTCGGAGCTGGAGCACTGATCCTAACGGCGATTGCCATCAACGTTGCGATGATGGCAATAGCACAGGTCACAAACTACAGTTGGGATCAGATCCTCTCATCCCTTGGCAAACTTGCGCTTGTCATTGGGGGTATAGTCGCCGTTGCGTTCCTGGCGCAAGGCGCTATCATCGGTATTGCCGCGATCACAGTACTTTCCGTAGCGCTCAAACTGTTCTTCTCAGCACTGGCTACGGGTGCCGGGTTGAGTTGGGATCAGATGTCAAATGGTCTATGGGCTCTTGGTATTGGTCTGGGTGTTCTCATTGCGGCGGGTTATCTCGCCATTGGTGCGTCCATCGGTCTGATTGCCCTGGCTGTGGCTATTGGCGTGCTGGGGGCAGTGGTAATCGGTATTGTGGCATCTATTACCAGTCTCGTTATGGTTATCACTGCATTCGTGTCGGTTGTTGCCCTAGCGGGTCCGGCCATTGGGGCGGGTATCGTCGCGATTGCTTCGGGCGTTGCTGCGGCGGCAGCGATTATTGCAGCGGCTGCTCCGGCTATCCAAGCAGCGTTGATCGGTGTCTTTACGGCAGTCGAAAATTCGGCGCCGTCGCTGTCTAAAGCTCTTGTTGCACTGATCAAAGCATTCGAACCGGCTGTGAATGAGTTGATTATTTTGGCTGGCCTTGCCATTCGGCAATTCATCAGTCAGTTTTATCAAACGATAAAACAAAAGATGCCTGAACTGGTTCAGATTTGGACATCAATTGTTGATGGGGCACTCGAGACCATTCGTAATGTCTGGCCCGAAGTCCTGGCGACTGTCATAGATCTTATGTATCAGTTGGTCACGACCATTGTCGAGAACCAACCGAAATTCATAGAAGCATATGCAGCTATGCTGACTGGCTTTATTGACGCCATTGAAACCTGTGTCCCGCTGATGGTTGAGGCCATACTGACGCTGTTGCAAGCACTGCTTGACGGTATTACAGCCAAGATTCCTGATCTTGCTGTATCTGGTGCGAACCTGATTGCGGCTATGATCAACGGCATGGCTTCTCAGGCTGTCATCATCGTAAATGCCGCTTGGGATGCCGTCATCACGTTCATTAATGGATTTGCAGACGCAATTGATCAGAAGGGGCCCGAGCTTCAGGCTGCGGTTAACAAGCTGATCAAGGCTATTGCCAACTTCATTAAGAACGGTCTGACTGGTATGGCGAATAGTTTTACATCGCAAGTCGGAACTATTGGCCAAAATATTATTAACGGGATCGTTAATGGGCTTTCGAGAGGAGCCGGCAACCTATACAATAAGATGCGTAACCTCGCAGCAAATGCGATTACAACTTTTGAACACCGACTCGGTATTAACTCGCCATCGCGGGTGTTCGCGACCGCAGCCGGTTTCATCGTCGCGGGCATTGTTCGAGGTATCGACCGGAGCCAGAGCGATGCTATTGACACAATGTCTGGTCTTGCTGACGATATGGTCAATGTTCTTGATAACATCGATTCCGATTGGAATCCTGTGATCAAGCCAACCGTTGATCTATCTGAGATTAATGGACTACAAGACCTTGCTATGAACGACATGAACGCGGCTATCGTGGCGTCTTCAGTTAACAATGGAAGCCAAACACAACAGGAGATCCGTGCTCTTCGCAATGATTTGAGGAACGCCCAGAAGTCCGTGGTGTTCAACCAATACAACGAAAGTCCAAAAGCGCTCGACCTAAATGAACTCTATCGACAAACCGAGCGCCAACTCGAGCGAATGGAGAGGTACAAGTAAAATGGCGTACAATGAGCTAATATTAAGAGGCGGCGGTCGCCAGCTGAAATTTTATTTGAACCAAGATAATTCTGGCTGGGTTCCGCAAATTCTAAACGGTACTTTTGGAGTAAATAGAGAGTATACGTTTGAAGGAAGCGTTGCTACGGCAATGGCCGAAAAAACAATTGATATTAACGTGAGATTAACCCCAACAGTACCAATTCCTAAAACATCAGTTAAAAGGTTTTTTAGCTTTTTTGCTTCCAGTGAAACCTTCACGGTTGAACTTTTGGATTATACATACTACGTGCCAATTCTCGATTACTCCTCAAATAAAATAACGCCGCTCATAACGTATAAATATTTGAATGGTTTGCGGCAAGAGTGTATTGTGCGAGAGCTCAAATACAATTATTCTGAATGTCCTGCAACTATTGAATTTACAATAACAACAACAAAACCGTTTTTATACGGATACCCATTCACCCTATATGTTGGCCTGGGCGAACAAGATTGGAAGCAGTCATTAAAAAATTTCGAAAATACGGTCCTAAAAATTGAATCCAATTTCAATTTAGTTACTTTTTATAACTATGAGTTGTCGCTGCCACAGGTCGAAAAAGGCCTTGGCCACTACATATTCCCACACGGGATTTTTGGTCAGAGCGCCTATGTTAGGGGAAGCTCGACACCTGGTTCTGGAGTATTTAAACTGAATAGAGACTATAACGGAGATCAAACTTATAGCCTCTCTGGCGGATTCGACAAGGATACGTCGTTGGTATATTCTACTACTGCTTATCCGAGCTTTAGTATTATATCTTTGTTGAGTTTACTGAGGAATATACCGGAGCCACCCAAGATTAATTTCGGCTACCTGGGCCCGGGTTTTGCTAAAATTACATTGATCTCGATAGAGAAGGGTTTGTGATGCCAAACGTAGTTCAGATTCTTACTGAAAAAAAATATGGTAGTTTTAAAAGTTTTCCCGTTTTCGACCTGCTGATCAAGCATGGCTTATACACCGCCCGCATGACCTTCAGATCTAAAGGTATGTTTTCATACCCACCGGGGACCGTAGTATGCTATTTTGCGGCGTTCAAGATGCCGTTCATAGTCGAAGAAGTAACCTATGAAGCTCAAGGTTTTTCAGAAGTAACTTGTATTTCGCCTTGGGAACTTATGAAACGCCGCAATAAGTGCTCGACGTATATGGGAGCGTCGGCAATAAACTTCCAACCGTTGGCGGTGTTATACTATTATATAAAACATATAAACGAGGACCCTAATCAGAGGTTTGCATATGATCTGGTTGCAGCTGTTCCGTCTGAATATGTAGGTTATTCAGAATCGTTCGACCCGACGACGAGCCTCTATGACGATTGTTATAAAGCTGCACTATATAACCAACTATACTTTTATTCTTCCATCAACGTATCGCGCAATGATAACGTACAGATTGCCCTGCACGCCGTTTCGTTGGATAATGATAATACTATCATAGACATCGGACCAATAGATCCGGAAAAAGTGAGAATAACCAAGAGACTTCCGTCTAATCCGACGCATTGGTTCATTGAACATACTAAAGATTACGGCATGTGGAAGCCGGCATCGCGCGGACCTATTCACACCTGGCGTGAAAATAGACCATATATGGGCAACAGCTCTGACTGGACAGGAGCATATCGATACGAAACTGCGATCCGAGGCGATCAAGAACGAGAATGGGGCGAAATAACTGAACAAATTCAGGCTGACCCTCTTAAAGCTGTATCTATCGATGTTGATAATATACCTGTGAGTATTTTTAAAAACATATATATCGGTGCACCGGTAAAAACATCCTTTGGGGGTATTTTGATCACAGGTTACGTAGTTGAATTAACGATCAGCGGTGGGGATCTTACCTCTTACTCTATCAAAATACAGCCTGATCGATTCTATGAGAACGGCAAGGAGGTTACGGATAAGTGGATTTGACAAAAGTCGCTGAAATGGCGAACCCAATAATTACGGCAATACTTGGCAGCTCCGGAATTTGGATGTGGGTTAAGACACGATCTGACCATAACGATTCCGAAGACCAGCTTCTACTCGAAGTTGCTAAGAATCAGCTCATAGTGCTAGGCCGTACTTACCTAGAGCGTGGCTATATCACAATGGACGAGTACGAGGAGTACGAGGAAGAATACAAGCTATATTCTGACCTCGGCGGAAACGGACTTGCCCGTCGCATATTCAAACAGGTAGATGAACTACCTATTATGCCTAACGGCATTGACGGAAGGAATCCCGAATGAATGACAAGACCTACGATATTCTCAAGCGCGTCGCGCTGATTGTCGTCCCGGCTCTGGCTACGTTTGTCAACGCGGTCGGTATCGTGTGGGGGGTTCCCTACACGAACGAGGTGACCGCGACCATCACTGCGCTTGGGGTTTTCCTCGGAGCTGCGATCGGCGTCAGCTCCAAGAACTACGAGCCCGACACGCACGGGAACCTCGTCGTGACGAAGCATGACGAAGTTTACGCTGATTTCCAAGCGGAGCCTTCTCGCTTCAAGGACGGCGACATGATTACCATGAGGGTCACCAAGCCTGGAGACGTTTCGACCAATTAAAACACGGCATATAGTGAGAAGTACTAACTAGAAAGGAGCATCTCATGCCCAACGTCGAACGCCTCTACGAACACGAGGACCTCGAGAACGAAGTTCTTAATTGGCTCGGCGGGGAAGACCCATCTACAAATGAGTACAGCACCGCTGTCAATAATCTCGAAAAGCTGCATCGGCTTGCTAAAGATTCAGATCTTAAGCAGAAGCTGATCCCCTCTTCGGAGACTATTGCAAACGGAGCTGTCTATTTGCTGGGTCTCCTCGCCGTTCTCAGCTATGAACAGACTCACGTCCTCGCCTCCAAGGCTTTCGGAATGCTGAAGTTCCGTCGCTAGAACTCACTTCCAAATACCTATAACTCCAGAAAAACTGGGGTTATAGGTTTTTTCGCAAAAAACGCAAACTTTACGTGCCGTATAATGAGAACCATCACCCCTAAGAAAGAACCCCATCATGCTCATCAACATCATCATCGTCCTCCTCCTGTGCCTCGCCGCCTCGCTGTACTGGGGCGCCTCAAAGGCTGAAAAGATCGAAAAGATCCAGAAGTCTGCTATGGCCGCCCATGACCGCAACCTCGGCGAAACCTCACAGGAGCAGCTCGACGAACTGATGCGAGACATCTGGCACGCCATCTACGACTGATCTCTCACCTATAACCCAAACACGGGTTATAGGTTTTTTTTTTTTTGCACAAAATCTGCATTGAGTATAATGAGAAATAAACCCCTCAAGAAAGGAACCACCATGTTCAATCGTACCAACCTGATCATCGGAGCTATCTACGCCCTCTCGGCCTCCGTCACTGTCGTCGCCTTGAGTGACCTCGTCAGGTGCGTGTATAATGAAGATCGCATCGCAAAGAAGCATGGCAGGGCTGCTGCCCATTCTGCCATGGAATATTTGCAGGGCATCTATCAGAAGCGCGCACACGAGACGATCGACTTGATCCACGACTCCGGCATCTCGCCCGAGATCGAAGACAAGCTCATCGATCTGCTCGATTGCCCTCTCTGAGATCAATCTCACCCATAACCTAAACACGGGTTATGGGTTTTACGCGCAGAATTTACAGGGTCCATAATGAGAAGTAACACCTCCCGAAAGGACCCATCATGTTCGCCCAGACCCTCATCGCCCTCGTTGGTATCGCTTTCTTCGCTGTTTCTACCGTGCTCTACTACGCACGCCTGTTCAGCTGAGAAACGAACCTTCAACTTCGAAGGGTCTAAAGGACATATACCCTTTAGACAACTCTCGACCTATATACCTTACGTGGTATATAGGCTTTAAAATTACTTGTCATATAATGAGATATATTCACTAGAAAGGAGCATCTCATGTCCAACAACGCCCGTGATATTGCCCTCGTCGCAACTACGACCGCATCTATCGTACTGTTCTACAGGTGGCTGTTTCTGGCTGGCCTCGTGGCTGGAATTCAGAAGTCAAACAAGGCTGCTGTATCTTCCTTCCGCGGACGCCTCTCCAAGATTCGGTACATCTGTGAGAACAGCGAGATGTCGGACGACCAGTTGAAGGCTATTCGCGATCTCGTTGACCGCCCCCTCTAACATCTCACCCATAACCCAAACACGGGTTATGGGCTTTATACGTAAAATCTACACAGTCCATAATGAGAAACATCAACCTCTAAGAAAGGACTCAATCATGTCTGTCAAGATCTCTCTCTACCATGCTGTTATTGTCGCGCTCTGCACCTCTGTGTTCTCCGTTGCTTACGGAAAGGTGTCCCAGAAGATGTACTACAAGAACCTCTTCAAGCTCTCTTTCACAAGCAAGGACGCAATGGTGCGAAAGCTCGCAAACCGCGTCATCTTCGAGGATCTTCGCATCCAGCTTGAGCCTTCCACCAAGGAAGACTAGCCTCTCGCTTATAACCCCTAACACGGGTTATAAGCTTTTTGAGCAAAAACAACGTGTCCTATAATGAGAACCAACCTCTATGAAAGGACCCACCATGCTTACCCTCATCACTTTCCTTGTTGGTGCCATCATCGTCATGCCATTTTGGTGTGCGTTCGGCGCTATCCTCCACGCATTTGATATCGATCGGAAGATCATCCTGATCTGGACCGATGTCTTTGAGTGGAAGATGGTCCCCGCCTACGCTCTCATCATCATGTTCGCATTGCCGGCCATTGGTGCCTACACCGTCGTGAAGATCGCATTGGACAAAGCGTTCAACCGTTGACCTCAAACCTATAACCCAAACACGGGTTATAGGGTTTCTCGACTCGCGCCGCAAAAAATACTCTCCGTATAATGAGACCTAACCCCCTCAAGAAAGGAACCCTCATGTCCAAGTCTACCGAAATCGAAGAGACCCCCGAAAAGGCCCCTCTCCTGAATCGCATCAGCGATTTCGCTGAGAAGAGCATTCCTGTTGCTAAGGCTGCCGCCCTTGGCTCGCTCGCAATCTTCCTCGGCGGACTCACTGTTCTGTCGTTCAAGAGCGGATCCAGCTCGGACTCCGACTCTGACTCGGAAGAGTGATATCTTCCTCTGAGATCAATCTCACCTATAACCCCTAACACGGGTTATAGGCTTTCTCATAAAAAAGGAGTCAAAAAAGATGATGCGTCGAATCTTTAACCTTTCCGAAGTCGACCTCAGTATCCCCGACGGAAGTATAATCTCAGTCTCACTTGCGCACTCGGCGCCAGTGCGCCCGAACATTATCGAGACTGCTGCGCTCGGCGTTCTCGTCAGCAGGTATATCGACGGTAGCGCCGTGAGGCCTCTGCGAGGAAATCCGTATAACCACGAAGACCTTACCTTTATCGACGGAGCCGGCAACCGCGTCCTTATTTCTAGGGACGAAGCCGACAAACCAAACGCGAAATATGTCATTGTTCCGTTTAGGTTTGTCATGACTAGTCGGCGCAAAGTCTTCGCCAAGAACATCGTCATTGTTGACGATATTGAGCGATTCGAACCTAAGATCGCCGTGGACTCACTAGCTGTCGGGTCTGACCCGAATTTTATCCCAATTTCTGCCTCGTCCATTCTCGGAGTGGACCTCACTGCGTACGTTCTTCACCTCTAATCATATCCTCAAGAAAGAAGCATACCCATGAACGTCAAGAAAATGATCCGTTTCGCCTTCGATTGGGCGAAGCGAAACCCCCAGATCTTCATCACTGGCCTCGGAATCGCGGCATCTGTCGCTACCGCCATTACCAGTGGTAAGGCCCACGCCAAGGCCATCGCCAATGATGACGGCAAGTCTGACAACCTCCTCGACTTTGCGAAGCGCAACTGGATGACTTACATCCCTGCCGCGCTGTCGCTCGGCGTTACGATCTTCGCGTTCGCGTCCCTCCACGACGTCACCTACAAGAAATACCAGGCACTTGCTGCCGCATATTCGGTCTCTCAGCTCGATCTGTCCGAGCTCAGGAGCCGGATGGCTGAGCAGGTAAAGGTCCTCAAGGAGGGCGCGAAACCAGCCGATAAGAAGGCAGCTAAGAAGGAGCTGCCCAAAGGTTCGATGGTTATTTTCGGTGATGAGAAGGTCCTCTGCAGGGACGCCATCACCGGACGTACATTCCGCTCGACCGCGGAGAAGATCCGTGGTTACTGCAACAACATCTCTGAGGACCTGTTGAATTTTGGTCCTTGCCCATTGAACGACTTTTATAACCAGATTCACGTCGGTGAGACGAACATCGGCGATGAGCTCGGCTGGGATGGCGGTGTCACGGTAAAACCCGAGTTCCGTCCGGTGCTCCTGCCCTCCGGTTCGCCCGCGCTTGAGGTTGCTCTGACCCCCGCTCCTAAGCCGAACTGGTTCAAGATCGGTTGAAGGGGTGATGGCTCAATGGGCACTGTGACCTTCACAGGCGAGCCTATAGAATACACAGAACCTCCGAAAGAGTGGCCGAACAATAATAACGTGTCCTATAATGAGAACTAACCCCTCAAGAAAGGACCCCACTATGTTTGCTTTCGGCCTCATGCTTGGTTTCTTCGGCATGTGCTCTGCCCTTGATCCCAACCGTCTTCGGAAGAAGCAACTCAAGAAATCCAAGAATTGAGACACTCTCACCTCTATACACCTTACACGGTGTATAGGGCTTCAAAATTTACACGGCTCATAATGAGAACCAACCCCTATGAAAGGACTCATTATGTTCAACCGCGTCTCCGGAATTTCTCTCCTCGTTGTTTCCGTTGGATCCATCGCTTACCAGATGGTCAAGCAGCATCGTGAGAACGAAGAGGCCCGACGCCGTGCTCGCATTGAAACTGATCAAATTGTAAATCAGCTCAAAGAATTCAATGCTCGCATTGCCGAAGGCCCGTCGATCCACGAAATTCTTGACAAGCTCGATGAAGGATTCAACACCGACGTTGAGGAATCCACTGCTGGTCGAAACATCTGACCTCACAATTCTCACCTATAACCCAAACATGGGTTATAGGCTTTCACCTATCTGAAAGGAACACAACAATGAAGCGAGTACTCGCCTCGATTGGCCTGGGGGCCGTGATCGTCGGAGGTATGATCTCTCCGGCTATCGCGGAAGACACTCCGCAGATCCATGCCGAAGTCACCAAGGCCACCAGCATGTCGCGACAAGTGTCGTCTGAGGTCAACGTCAGCGGCACATGGACCGTCGAGAGGCTGGCGGTTGGCCAGTCTTTCACGGTCTCTACCCTGGGAAACGGAGGCGCCCCTTTCAAATGGGCTGCGTCATTCCCGTTTATGTTGGACGATGGGACTAAGGTCGGCGAATGTATCGCTGACCAGGCGAATCTGACCTGCAAGGTCAATGAGGTCCCGCCGGCTTATGCCGATAAGATCGACGTCAAGGGGTCCTGGTGGGCCCGGGCAAGGCTCCAAAACACTGCCATTGGCACGACTGAGGGCGCCATCTGGCTTAACGGCGAGGTGGTCAAAAATATCGTGTGGGGAGACACCGAGGGAACGGGGGTCTGCACGAATGATTGTGCGGGGCCCGCTCACTACGAGTATGCGAAGCCTGAAAATATTAAGTTCGGGTGGACCAACGATAACGGCACCATTGGGTGGGCGATCAAGTGGATCGTCACACCAGGTACCGAGTATGTGGTGAAGGACTTCGACACGAAGCTCGGAACGGCTGTGAAGTGCGCGAAGACTGGCGAGTGGAACCCCGCTACGACCGAATTGGTTACGGCTGATCGGATCGACGAGAACACGATTAAGTTTGTGGCTCCCGCCGACTCTAAGGTGTGTATTACCTTCCCTCCGGAGCAGATGAAGGTGCCCGAGGGTCAGCGCAGCGCTACCAACCGCGCTGAGGTGAACGGCCTTAAGCTGGAGGCTACCACTACGATCAGGTCTAATGGTGGGACCGATGGCTATGGTTCTAATAAGCCGAAGCCTACGCCTACTCCCTCTGTTACCAAACCTGCTCCTGAATCCACTCCTTCTGAGACTCCGAAGCCCACTCCTGTTCCCACTACCCCCATCCCCAAGCCTAGCGTGACTACGCCTGCTCCGAAGCAGCCTAAGCTCGCTAAGACCGGATCGTCGGCTATTTTCGCCGGTGTTCTGGCAGCCATCCTGGCGCTGATCGGCGTCGGTTTCTACACCATCTCCCGAAAGGATAACAACTGATGCAAACCATCACCGTTAAATACGTCAACTTCTTCGGCGAAGAAGTTGAGGAGAAGCTCCACTTCCATCTCAGCAAGGGTGAGCTTATGAACATGGAGCTCCAGCATACTCCACTTTCTGCTAAAATCGCGGCTGTTACCAGCGGCGATGCGTCTGCCATGGACTCGTACAAACTCCTCTGTGAGTTTGTCGGCGCTGCCTACGGTGAACGTAGCGAGGATGGTAAGCGCTTCTTCAAAGATGAGCGCTCGACCAAGGCGTTCCTGTCTTCGCCTGCGTTCGATGCGCTTTTGGACAAGATGTCCAACGATCCGAAGTTCTCGAACAAATTCCTCGCGGGTTTGTTCCCTGACGATATCATGGGAAAAGCAAAGAAACTGATCGAAGAGCACCCGGACGCGTCTCTCGAAGAGCTCCGAATGCTTGCTGAGGCCGTCTGATGCCGGACATCGTCCCTATCGAGCCCACTCGGGCTATTGAGGTCTCCCTCCCTGGCAACACTGATAAAGCCAAGGAGGAGGGCTCCCCCGAGAAGAAGGAAGCGAAGGTTATCGCCAAGGCTAAGGTTAGTAAGTCGAGCCCCATCAAGGAGGCTCTCAAAACTTTCTTTGTCGACGATCTCCCCGATATCGCTAATCACCTCGTGATTGATGTCGCGATCCCCGCTGCTAAGAACGCTATCACCGACATGGTGACACAGGGTATTCAGCAGCTTCTCTATGGTGCCGTTGACGTCAATCGTGAACGTACCGGCACCTACACCTCCTACGGATCGGCGTCACGTACAACTTACACTCGAGGAACTCCTAATAAAGTTCAATATTCGAAGTCTCGTGGGGCCTTGCGTCAGAGTACTAATCAGGTTGATGATCTCGTCTTCGAAACAAAGCCTGATGCGATGGACGTGATAGAGTACCTAGCCGAAACCATTGAGCGTCACGGTCAGGTCTCGGTCGCCGATCTATATTCTTCCGTCGGTATAAAAACTCAATATACCGATGAGCGTTGGGGGTGGACTACTCTCGACGCATTTGAAGTCCGATTCTCTCGCGAGGGTTGGATTATTGCTTCGCAGTCCCCAGAACCGATCAAGTAACTTATATTTTCTGAAAGGAGCCAAGTCTGATGTCTGTCAGCACTCTCTTCTACACTGCAGTTGGTCGTGTCTCCAATCACGCACCCACTATCCTCAGTGTCGGCGCATCCATTGGCGTCGTGGCCACTTCGGCACTTGCGTGGCGAGCCGGCCGTACCTTCGAAGATGTGGAGTACCGCAACTTCGAGCGTGTCAAGGATTGTCAGTCTCGAGCTGACGAGATCCCTGACGAAGAGGTCCCCAAGATCGAGCGTAAGAACCGTATGCTCTTCGCTCTCGATGCGGCTCGTCACATCGCCCCGACTGTGATTGTCGGCGGTACGACGATCGCTCTCATCTACTTCAGCAACAGTATCTCGCGTAAGCGTCTTGCCGCCCTAAGTGCGGCATATTTCACGCTGCAGAACGCTTTCGACAACTACAAGAAGAAGATGGTCAGCACTCTGGGTAAGGAGACGGTCGACAAGATCGTCGCTCCGAAGCTCCCTAACGCTGGCAGGACTGCCGAAGAGATTCTCGCCGACGATAACCCAAGCGACGCTAGCGACGTTCTGGACGCAGTGCTCGCTATGGTCAACGAGTGTTCTCCGTACGCTCGGATCATTTCTGAGACGTCGTCCACTGCGTGGGATCCCAATGAGGATTACACGACCATGAACCTGACTGAAATCCAGGCGTGGGCGAATCGCCGCCTTCAGAAGAAGGGGCACCTTTTCCTCAACGAGGTTCTCGACCAGCTGGGTCTGTCTCGAATGAAGGCGGGTGCTCTTGTCGGGTGGCTCAAGAATGGAGATGGTGACGGCTATGTGTCGTTTGGCGACATCGAGGGCTCCATCTACCGTGTTCCTGATTTGGAGCGTAAGGCGATCCACTCCAACGTCGTCGTCGATTTTAATGTCGACGGCGTTATCTGGGACAAGATCTGACCATGGAATACTTGCCCTGGCTGATAAAGCGGGGGTGTCTCGAAGGTTACCGGGATCTTGCTTCGGTATGGGATGAGATTGAATTCATATGGTATATTCCTGAAGACGGAGACAAAGCTGAACAAGCTCTTCGGATAAGGGAAGAATACGAATATGAGACTGATCATCTCTGTACGAGGCGAGGTCCCGTAACCTTCCTCGAGCTGTTTGTATCGCTTACGGATACATTAACAGCTATGGTGTACCAGGATCGAGCATCGTTCACTAGGTCTATCCTATTGAACCTAGGCGTGGTCAATTGCTACGACCGGCTACTCTTAGATGCTGTAGTATATTCTAGGGCTCTAGATAGCGCCGATAGAGTAATGCATAGGACATACCACCGAAACGGTGCTGGGGGTCTATTCATGGTGCCTGGAGCCGATATACTAGAGATGCCCCTAAGAGATCAGATGATTCTCTGGTCGAACTATTACGATCCATATCACTAGAAAGGAGGTGAGTATGGATTTCTATAGCATCGAAACCGCTCCCGTGCGCGGACAAGCCGGGCAGTTAGCTGCATCCCCCGATTTCATCAACGGATATTCTCGAGATATCATGATTAATCGTGGCGAGTTCGTTGCTGTGTGGGATCCCGACAAAGAGTTATGGACTAAAAACGAGCACAGGATCATCGACCTGATTGACTCGGACGTCCTCGCTTATGTCGACGACGCTGCTAAGCGTCACATCAACTTGCTTCCTCGACTCTGTCGACGAGACGGAGATGGTGTATGGAAACGGTATCGTCTATGGACTAAGAACATGGTCGATACTGACAGGCCTCTCGACCGTAGGCCCATATTTGCAGACACTCCTATCCGACAGGAAGACTATGCATCGTTTAGGCTTCCCTATAGCCTGTCTGACAGCGAGCCTGTGAATTGGAATACGCTCGTAGACACCCTCTACGATCCCTCAGAGAGGGAGAAGATTGAATGGGGGATCGGGGCCATCCTGACCGGCGATTGCCGTAAGATCGACAAGTTTCTTGTCTTCTACGGTGAGCCTGGGTCGGGTAAATCCACGATCCTCAATGTCATGCAGTCTCTCTTCGGGGATTACGCTACTGCATTTGATTCGGAGTCGTTGGCTCAACGCAGTAATGCTTTTGCGTTGTCTGCGTTCGCTGACGATCCTCTGGTCGCAGTGGAGCATGATGGAGATCTTAGTAAGATCGAGACTAACACCCGTCTTAACTCCATCATATCTCATGAGATCCAACTGGTAAATGAGAAGTTCAAGAAACCTCGTCCAGTTAGGATCTCTACGATGCTACTCATGGCATCGAACAATCCGGTGAAGATCACCGATTCTAGCTCGGGCATCCCTCGACGGCTGATTGATATTTACCCCTCCAATAGGCGCATTCCTATCGGGGAGTATCGTAAGATCATGTCGGGGGTATCCGAGGAGCTCGGTGCCATCGCTCATCACTGTATTTCCGTCTATCGTAGTCTGGGCCCGGACTACTACAAGGATTACAGGACGTCTGTCATGATGGGCGAAACCAATCCAGTATACAACTTCATGTTCGAGATGTACGACGACTACTCTGCCCGAGAGTTTGTCACGCTTGCATCTGCGTACATGGAGTATAAGAAGTATGCCGAGGCCTCCGGGCTTTCTTGGGTTATGCCCAAGCACAAGTTCCGAACGGAGGCAAAGCATTACTTCAGCGAGTTCCATGAACGCTGCAGAGTGAATGGAGTTCGCCAGAGGAATGTATATTTTGGGTTCCGCACAGATCTCTTTGAATCGGGGGATCTTATCGCCCAGCCGGTTGAAGATGAAGGATGGCTCGATCTGAAGCCGATGACTCATACTCCTTTTGATGAGTTCTTCAAAGACCAGCCGGCGCAGTACACAGCAACTCAGGGTACTCCTAAAGAACCTTGGGATTCAGTCACAACCACCCTAAAAGAAATCGATCCGTCGAAGCAACATTACGTTAGGCTCCCCGAGGAATACGTAGTTATCGACTTCGATTTGAGAGGAGAAAATGGTGAAAAAGACCTCAATGCTAATCTTCGGGCTGCTTCTACTTGGCCTCCAACGTATGCGGAGGTCTCAAAGAGTGGTGGAGGACTACACCTCCTCTACAGGTACGCTGGTACTGGTGATACCGCTTCCGAGCATTCGCCGGGGATCGAGATTAAGCGGTTCAAAGGCCGATCGTCTTTACGTCGACGACTATCCCTCGCGAACGACCTGCCCATCTCAGAGTACGTGCAACTCTTGCCCGAGAAAGCAAAACGGATGATCAATCCGCAGCATATTAAAGATGAGAACCACCTTCGGGCTCTCATCGCGAAGGCGCTCCGAAAGGAGGTGCACTCCGCAACGGCTCCTAATGTTGACTTTATCAAGAAGATCCTGGACGACGCATATTCGTCTGGGATCACGTATGATGTGTCTGACGCTAGGAATGCTGTGACTTCTTTCGCCGCTAAGTCTACCAACCAGGCTGAGCGGTGTCTGAAGGTCGTGCAGGAGATGCACTTCATGTCCGAAGACAAGATGGAAGTACAGGAAGACGGAGACGGACCGATTGCATTCTTCGACGTTGAGGTATTTCCTAATCTCTTCATCGTCTGTTACAAGTATCCCGAGGAGCCGGTCCGACGCTTCTTCAACCCTTCAGCTGAAGACGTCAAGAAGCTGATGGGGCTTCGACTCATCGGGTTCAACAACCGCAAGTACGACAACCATATTCTGTATGCTGCGTCGCTCGGATATTCTAATGAGGAATTATACGAGCAGTCTAAACGCATCATTAACAACGAAGCGAATGCTACGTTCCGAGAAGCGTACTCTGTGTCCTACACGGATATTTACGATTTCTCCACGAAGAAGCAGTCGCTGAAGAAGTGGGAAATCGAACTTGGTATTCACCACCAGGAACTCGGTCTCCCTTGGGACGATCCTGTTCCCGAGGAGTTATGGGAGAGCGCGGGAGATTACTGTGCGAATGACGTGGAAGCGACTGAAGCTCTTTTTAATCATCTTAGTGATGATTGGGGAGCCCGACAGATTCTGGCTAGTCTTTCGGGCCTATCTGTTAATGACACGACCAACCAGCACACATGCGCACTTGTGTTCGGAAAGGAGCGACGGCCCGATAAGAGCAAGTTCGTTTATACAAACCTATCCACGATCTTCCCGGGATACACCTTTAACCGGTTCAAGGGTTCATCCTATCGTGGAGAAAATCCCGGAGAAGGAGGCTATGTATATTCCAAACCGGGCTATTATGAAGATGTTGTGCTCCTAGACGTTGCGTCTATGCATCCAACATCTATCGAGGAGCTGAACCTGTTCGGACCTTATACTAAGGCGTATAGCGAGCTCAAGCAGGCTCGTATCGCCATTAAGCATAAGGATCTAGATGCGCTCGGCAAATTGTTTGACGGTAGGCTTCTGGCTATCGCCAAACAGTACGACCTGGATAACCTGGGTAAGGCACTGAAGCTGCCAATTAACTCAATGTACGGATTGACGAGCGCGAAATTCGATAATCCTGCATACGACCCTCGCAACATTGACAACATTGTTGCTAAGCGGGGCGCGTTGTTCATGATCGACCTCCGGCACTACGTGCAGGAGGAACTCGGTCTACAAGTAGCGCATATCAAGACGGACTCCATCAAAATTCCCGGAGCCACACCTGATGATATTCAGAAGGTGATGGAGTTCGGGGAGCGTTATGGATACACCTTCGAACACGAGGCCACCTACTCCAAGATGGTGCTCGTGAACAAGGCCGTCTACATCGCCAAGTACGCATTCCCTCACAAAGGTGAGTGGACTGCTACTGGCAAGCAGTTCCAGGAGCCCTATGTGTTCAAAAAGCTCTTCACAAAGGAGCCGATTGAGTTCAAGGACTATATCCAGACCAAGCAGGTGCAGACGGCGATGTACTTGCGGTTCCCCAATGAGGAGCCTCACTTTGTCGGTAAGGTCGGTGCTTTCGTGCCAATCAAGCCTGACAAGGGTGGGGGTGAACTCCTCAGGGAAAACAAAGAAGGAGAGATCAAAGACGCCGTTGTGGGGACGAAGGGATATCTCTGGAAGGAAGCAGAGGTGGTCAAGTACCTACACCTAGAGCAGGACGTTGATGCGTCTTACTCTGAAGCGCTCGCTGATGAAGCACGCGCAGCCATCGAACAATACATCAACTACGACGAATTTGTCGCATAGAAAGGAATCCAAACTATGCTTTCAAATATTGCGATTGAGAACGCAAAGCTGTTCTTTCGGAATTTCAGCGGAAGCCCGTCTCGCTACAACACTGAGGGGAGGCGCGAATTCTCCGTTGCGGTCCCTCTAGATTTAGTGGCCGATCTCGAGGCCGACGGGTGGAATGTCAAGTATGGCAAGGACCGCGACAGGAATCCTGACCCCGAGCGGCCTTACCTCACAGTTAAGGTGCGCTACGACTTCAAGCCCCCGTCGGTCTGGATGATCACGGGCGGTAAGAAAGTACTCCTCTCGGAGGAGACCGTCGGTTCGCTGGACGGAGCCACGATCAAGTCTGCGGACATCGTGATCACCCCCAGTATCTACGATTACCGCGGCCAGAAGGGCGTGGCCGCATATCTGAGGGAGGCGTACATCACCCTTGATGACGAGACGGCCTCGTTCGCGTCTAAGTACGCGGATCTGGATGTCTAACACTCTTGGCGGGGGTGGGCAGCGTGTGGCCTGCCCCCGTCGTCAGGAGTTGTGAGATGCTCGAAGACGCCGACGTCTGGGCAAGGGTTCCAAAATTCCCTCGGTATGAAGTAAATCGTCTGGGGGATATTCGAAGAGTCGACACTAGCGTAGCGCTGAGACCGTTTACTAGGAACGGTCAAAGTCTATATGTCAGGCTCTACAATTCTTCCGGGGTGGCATCCGAAAGGACACTTGCCTCGGTTGTTTGGGCTGCTTTCTACAAGAGATGGCCTAACGATTCTTTCGTCTGTCATTTGGATGGCGACGTGAGAAATAACTCTCTGGACAACCTGTTCCTAGGATCCAGAGCAGATGTCAACAGAACAAGGCGGCGCATGGATGACACCATCTGGAACCGCCTTATTCAGGAAGGAGAACTAGTTCATGGCTAACTGGTTCGAAACGGTCGTCCCTGACGATCGAACTTGGTTGAGTATTAGTCCGACTAAGGAAAAGATCTCGTCTAAGGGCGCTCTGGATATCGTTGGATATCTGAACAGCGTCCTGTCCGATCCCATGAACCCGAAGTTCGACAACGACAACTTCACCGCGATTGTCAACATCAAGAACGGCTTCATCCCGATCAATGGGGATTACACCGGCTTCTCGATCGAGATCCGGGGCGAGATTGGCGGCGAGCAGGTCAACAAGACCGTGCTCCACGCCGACGATCCCAAGGCCGAGGTCTGGATGTGGAACGTCAAGAAGCTTGTCTTCATCGAGAATGGCGCCTCGGCTGAGGATGCGTCTAAGCGCACCACGATCGACGCTGGTGATGACTACATCATGCGCATCAAGGTCGAGGGTAGCGACCAGGAGCCGGGGAAGGAGCCCTACAATAAGCGAGGGCCGTACTGGGCTGAGCACGCTGAGTTCAACCCGAAGATCACGCCGGCTGCCCTGGCGTCTATCAAGGCAGCACTCAACCGCGAACAAGGAATGGACTACCTCTGATGACTAAGATTCCCGCAGAAACCAAGGCTAAGATGATCAGTTTCGGAACGAATGCGAAGTTCACGAAGCAAGGCTATGACTTCCTCGAACTGAACGCCGGCATCACCGGTCTCGTGAAGAAGGCGGTCGCTAACCAGATCGCTGATGACCAGCCGTATACCTTCCAGATTAATTTCCGGAATGGTATGATCGTTGGGCAGACCTTCGATCCGCGCTTCTCTATCCAGAAGCTCGAGGGTCGTAGAGCTACGTCTGAATTCACACTGGGGAACGAAGACCCCGCGAAATACTACGAGCTCAAGAAGCTCGATTTTAATTTCCAGCCCTCCATCACCAATGGTGACTCCTGGGTCGCTCGGATCAAGATGGTGAACGGCGGTGTCGTTGACGCGTTCATCAACTCGGATTTCGACGATCCTGAGGAGCGCAAGCTCATGCGAGACGCCCTCCTCCGAGGGTTTAAGTCTCCTGAGCGTATGTAAGCCCCACTCATATTTGAACTATACAAGACGAAAGGTATCCTACAAATGCTTGCTGGTGAGCGCTTCATTCGCGGATTTGATACAGTCAAGACTTCGTTCTCCACTCCTCTACAGGAGCAGACTCCTCCCGACTTCAAGAAGGAGATCCTATTTGGTAAGCGTCCTGTCCTCGGGGATATTCTGATGGTGCCCGGGGATGAGGAAGATGTGAAGGTGATCGAGTGGGTCGAGGTCACTACACATCGCGGTAAGTGTATCCTTAACGGTACGAACCCTCTGGCGTGGGAATGGATCGCTAAGGTGCACTACGGGTTGTTCAACTACCCGGTTAAGATCGAGATGTATCCTCACATTCCTAAGGACGCGGCGGAAGTGGTGCTCCGCTTGCTGAAGAAGGAGATTCTCTAGAAGTAATGGTTGCGAAGTTATATTCGCATCAGGAAGAGGCCTTGGGGCTCCTACAGAGTGGCAAAGTCCTTGTCGGTGGCGTTGGCTCGGGCAAGTCACGTGTAGGAGCCTCTTGGGCCCTTTCTCAAGCGGATGAAAGCAAGATCATTGTAATCACCACTGCGCGGAAGCGGGACTCCCTTGAATGGGAGGGAGAGTTCGCTGCGCTCGGTGCCGACTTTGAGAAGGTGGCAATTGAGAGTTGGAACAACGTCGCGCGATTTGCTGATTACCATGACCATGTGTTCGTATTTGATGAGCAACGTGTCGTTGGATCTGGTGCTTGGGTCAAGAGCTTCCTCAAGATCGCGGAGAATAACCAGTGGATCCTACTGAGCGCAACACCGGGGGATGTCTGGCTTGACTACATCCCCCTCTTCATTGCCAACGGGTATTACAAAAACAGAACCGAGTTCGCCGAGCGCCACATCGTCTGGGACAGGTTCGCGAAATACCCCAAGGTGAAGAAGTATCTAGACGAGGGGCTTCTCGAGGCTCGTCGTAGAAAGATACTCGTCCCAATGCCGGCAGAGCGTCATACTAGGCGTAACCGGTCCTACATCCCCATGGATTACGACAAGGAGATGTACGAATCCATCGCTAAGAAGCGTGTGGATCCATGGACCGGGGAGCCTTATAGGAATGCTGCCGGCGTCTGTTACGGCTTACGCAAGTGCGTCAACTCAGATAGATCTCGCGTGGATCATATTCGTCTGGTGGCGCGTAAACGTAAGAAGTTGATTGTGTTCTACAACTTCAACTACGAGCGAGACATCCTACTCGAATTGCGGGATGAATTCAACGTGGCTGAGTGGAATGGGCACAATCACGAGCCGATCCCGTCTACTGATTCATGGGTATATTTAGTACAGTATACCGCGGGCGCCGAGGGGTGGAACTGTGTAGAGACGGACACGATTGTGTTCTACTCCCTCAACTACTCGTGGAAGGTCTTGGAGCAGGCTGAAGGTCGCATCGACCGGATCAACACTCCGTTCACGGATCTCCACTACTTTTATTTTTTCTCGGAGTCTGGAATAGACTCTGCCATCCAGAAGGCCGTCCAAGAGAAGGGCGTCTTCAATGAGCGCATATTTGCGCACAATCTGTAAAGGAATGAGAAACCATCATGTCTGAACTGACCCATGTAAAAGCCAACGTTAATGGTGTCGAGTGCGAGCTCGTAAACATGACACCTCATCCCATCACTGTCTTTGACGTGGATGGGAACCAACCCATTGTTACTGTTCCTTCTTCAGGAATGGTGCGCGTCGCAGAGACGGTACGTACTGTCTCGGAAGGTGAGGGGCAGGTACCTCTCGTTCAGATCGTCCGAGACCCTGACAAGATCGAAGGTCTGCCTGCATGGGCGATCGGACGATACGTTATCGTCTCTGATCTGGCTTACCAGGCTGCAAAGACCCTAGGGCGTGAAGACCTCCTTCGTCCGGGCCCTGCCGTTCGAGACGAGAATGGTCGTATTATTGGATGTAAAGGCCTCGCTATCTGAGTGAGGCAACCCGGCCCTGATGGTAGGTTTCATAAGGGTTCGACTCCCTTGCCGGGTACGGTCAATTCGATCACAATAGAAAGAGAGCTAGAAATGACCCGCTTCACCGAAATCAAGTCTGATCCGCGTTCCGAAATTGGAACGTTCCGAGCCATCAAACGGCACTCTACATACTGCACGGGTGACAACTTTACGTGGTATGATAGAACCTTCGGCGCCATTGCCGAAGGCGAGTTTGTTACGGTGCTTCCAGAGATGATGTCTTCTGAGCATGATTTCGAAATCAGTACGAGCATGGGAGATTTCATGGAAGTCTACATGCTCTGGGGTGGGGAATACCCCGTCAAAAAACTCTACACCAAAGCACCGCCTTGGGAGGTGGATATTGATGATATCTATAACCCTCACGTGGTAACTGAGGGCTATATCATTTCATCGGGGGAGGTGTTCACGGTTATCGAACGAGAACACGAAGAAAAGATATTTGAACACCTGCTCGAAAAGGGTGGCGTCATCAATATCTATAATAAACTCTCCTTCGAGAAATGGCTGGAGCGACACGCTCCGGAACAAGTACGTATCTTATCGTTGCTTCGATGGGAGCATAAGACTGACGAGTTGACTAACGAAAACTTTATCCAGATTCAAATTGAGGATCCGCGGGTTCGCAGTTTTGGACCGCGCGGATCATACGACGAAGGCTGGGTGGATGCAATCCAGCGTGTCCGGTAAGCATTCCAATTCGCTCGCAACATATGAAGGAGTACTATCATGGCGCACAATCTCATTCTCGGCGATCCCTCCAATAACAAGTGGTGTGTGTTTTGCCACATTGGCACCATTGGAGATGAGCCACGGCACGCGATCACATTCTTCCCGACAAAAGAGGACGCAGAAGAGGCTGGTAAGAGTCTTCGCGAGAAGTTTGATGGGCGGGCGTCTGTTCGTATTTTTGAATACGGCTACGCGAAGGACGAGATCGGTCTGATGAAGCTCATGCTTATTGATGGGATCGATATGGCGATCCAGTATATGTTTGCTTGAGAAGCTGAAACAAACAAAAAAGGAGTAAAATGATTGAAACGTTTGTAGGCGGCATCGATGGCCACCGTGAATGGATGGTACAGGTAATAACCTGTGATCTGAACGGCGGCAACTGCAAGAACTACAGCTGGTTCTTCAACACTCGTAAAGAGGCGGAGGATCACCTTGCCAAGATTCTCGAGAATCAGAAGATCTGCAACCTCATCGTGAAGATCGTTAAGATCAAAGCGTATAACTTTATGTCAATCGACCAATTCTGAAGAAGGAGCAAACTGAAATGTTGACTGTGAAACTTGAATACGGCATTGGGAACGCCGGCTCGACCGAGTCGTGTGTGACTTTTGGGAGCTACGAAGAGGCTCGCAAATTCGCTCACAAGGTGCTTGATGAGATTCTCGAGGAAATTAAGTCCGGCGCACAGGCGGACAACGGAATCCTTCGCATTTGGGACGATGAGTCCAAGGAAGCCCTTATCGACGACCTTTGTAGTTGGGAGCACTGAGATGAACACTGATTACTCAATGGCGGTGGTCGGGAATTCTTCGGCTATGGCCTACCGATTCTCGATCATCGGATATTTGTTCGGACGAGAATTGTGGAGGAAGACGTTCTTCTGCGAGGACAAGAAACGCGGGACCATTTATGCCGAATGGTACCTCCAGAACAAGGTGTCGAACATCGCGTGCGATCGGTACCGGGTCGAGGTCTTCAATAGCGAGTCTGAGAAAACTCAAACAGTGCTAGGCGGACGGGCTCCGAATAAGCAGGATCCTTGGAGGTCTGACTGCGCTGATATCGTGAGGGGCTACTCTCCTTTGGATACGACCTTCAAGGCCGCTGTCAATCAGGCAGGGTGGAAGGAATATCATGGTAAGTCGCGAGTTCGTAGCGCGGCTATGCGTGTCGGAGTCGGGGCTGGGAGGCACTGAGAATGGACGACGATATTCCGATGATGATCTGTGTCCTTCGAGGATTTGTTGGATCTCGGCAGGTGGTTGAGCACACGATGCGGCTAGATTCTCGTGCAATTGCATGGGAGCATGCTGCGGCATATTTCGATACGGAGGCGAAGTATTCGGAGTGCGATCGGTACACGGTTGACACTTATTGGGCCTATTAGGTCCTGATTTTGTGGGGTGGGGGATCGCCTAAAAACGGTCCCTCACTCCGCAAATACTACTTGGATTCTCATTTTTTGCCGGGTCGGAATGGGCCTAGGTGTCCCAAAGTGTCCCGCTTCTGTCCCACTTTGTCCCATTTTGGTGGGCTAAAATAGCTCATTACCCACTAGAAAACGGGCCTCATTACCCACTAGAAACCTGACCTCATTACCCACTACGGGGCTATTTTTGGCCCATTTTGGGACAGTGGCCCACTTTTTTGTCCCAGTGGCCCACTTTTGGCCCATTTGTTGATCCCGACTTTTCCTTGGAATTGCAATGAAAAGTCGCTGCTGTCCCGTTTGGCCCACCTATTTTTCTATTAAGTTTAATTTAATTAAAATTAAATATATATAATATACGGGGTGGGACAGTGGGCCAAATGGGACACCCTGCATTTTCCTCCAATTCCGGCGCGATTCCTAGTGGGTAATGACTACATACAAAAACTTTTCATATAATGGAGATAACGGGGCCCATTACGGGCCTTATATCCTCTGCCCCCGGCTTTACTATTTCTTTACCTTTTGCGAAGGAGCAACGTGAGCGCAAAGGAAAACAAATACCAGAGAGATCTCATCAAGAAGATCTCTCGACTACTCCCTGGGAGCTTGGTTCTCAAGAATGACCCGAATTATATTCAGGGCATTCCAGACCTTATGATCCTCCACGGCGACATGTGGGCCATGCTCGAGGTCAAGGCTTCGCGCCTTGCCAAGGTTCAACCGAACCAGGAGTACTACGTTAACCAGCTCACCCAACTCGGGTTTGCTAGGTTCATCTACCCCGAGAACGAGCAGGAGGTCTTTAACGACCTTCTCATCTACTTTGGGTTCGACAATGCGGTTCGTTAACCACAGAGACCTAGAGGGCAAACACGCATTCCTCGGGGCCAGTAAGTCAACATGGCTCCGGTACGATGACGCCAAGGTCCTGAAGACATATCGTAATGCTCGGGCAGCTGCGATCGGAACTCAGCTGCACGAGATTGCCGCTGAGCATATTCGGTTAGGGCTCCCTTTCGGCGACACCGCTGATACTGTCGGTATGTTCGTTAATGACGCCATCCGATATTCGATGACACCGGAGCAGGTTCTATATTTTAGTCCCTACGCTTTCGGAACCGCCGACGCGATTTCCTTCGACCCCGATGCTGAATTGCTACGCATCCACGATCTCAAGACCGGACTGGGCCCGACCAAGTTCGAACAGCTCGAGATCTACGCCGCGCTGTTCTGCTTGGAGTATAATGTTGCGCCAACGATCAGTATGCATCTTCGCATATATCAGAACAGCGAAGTCCGACTGCACAACCCGGACCCCGATGATATTAGAGAGATCATGCGCCGAATTGTCCACTTCTCGGATATTCTAAACTTGGAGGATCAGTGCTGAATCTAAATACCCCCACTCCTGAAGAAAACGATGACACGCTGGCCCACTACGGTATTTTGCGTCGGTCCGGACGTTATCCGTGGGGATCTGGTAAGGACCCATATCAGCGGTCCCTGGATTTTCAAGGACTTGTGAAGGGCCTCGAAGCCAAGGGCATGAGTGAAGCGGAGATTGCCCGCGGATTGGGCATGACCACCACCGAACTCCGGGCCACTAAATCCATCGCAAAGAGGGAGCGGCAGGCGGTCGAGATCGCAATGGTCCGGAAGCTCGACGCGAAGAACATGTCCCAGGCTGCCATTGCGGAGCGTCTCGGTATTTCCTCATCCACGGTCCGAAACTACCTGAAGGAAGATGCCGGCAAGACTGCGTCTAAGATTGAGGGTACCGCGGATATTCTGAAGCGAGAGGTGGATAAGCACCGATACATTGATATTGGTGCCGGTACCGAGGTGGCACTCGGAACCACGGCCACATCTCTAAAGCTTGCCGCCGCCACTCTCGAGGCTCAGGGATATTCTGTTCAAGACATCAAGATCAGGCAGTTGGGAACGGATAATTACACGTCCACCCGTGTTCTGGTCGCCCCCGGTGTCAAGAAGTCGGAGACCGTCCAGAATCTTGATAATATCCACGTTGTCGGTGTCCGTACGGATCCTCAGGGAAATAAGCTGGCTCTTAAACCTCCTGCCCCTCTAGACTCAAAGCGAGTCATGGTGCGATATGCCGAGGACGGCGGGGCGAATAAGGACGGGGTCATTGAGATTCGTCGGGGTCTGAAAGATCTCAATCTCGGCAAGTCCAATTACGCTCAGGTGCGTATTTCTGTCGACGGGACACACTACCTCAAAGGTATGGCCGTGTATGCCGACGACTTACCGGCCGGAAAAGATATTCGGTTCAACACAAATAAATCCAAGAAAGTACCCATGATTGGGGACAGTGATTCCGTGTTGAAGAAGATGAAGGATGACCCAGACAACCCGTTCGGGGCCATTATCCGCCGGCAGATGGAATATATCGATAAGGACGGAAAGAAGAAACTCTCTCCAATCAACTTGGTGAACGAAGAGGGTTCATGGGGAGACTGGAGCAGGACTCTGTCCGCCCAATTCCTGTCCAAGCAGGATATTTCTTTTGCGAAACAGCAACTGGATATTTCTACGAACGAGGCTAAACAGAATTTCAGGGATATTATGTCCCTGACGAACCCCGTGCTTCGCAAGAAAGCCTTGCAAGACTTCGCGGATGGCTGCGACTCAGACTCGGTCCGCCTTAAAGCAGCTGCCGTTCCAGGTCAGGCATATCAGGTTATTCTCCCGGTGATTTCTTTGAAGCCCACGGAGGTATATGCTCCGAACTTCAAAAATGGCGAAAAAGTAGCCCTCGTGCGATATCCTCATGGCGGGACGTTCGAGATCCCCATCCTTACCGTAAATAACGGTCATAAAGAATCTCGTAAGACCATTGGCGAACTCGCAGCTGATGCTATCGGTATTAACCATAAGGTTGCCGCCCGTTTGTCGGGTGCAGACTTTGATGGCGATACTGTGCTGGTTATTCCGGTTACAGCGAAGAGTCGTATTCGCTCGACGTCCCCACTCAAAGGACTCGAAGGTTTCGACCCCTCTGCGGCATATCCTGGATATCCTGGGATGAAGGTTCTTTCCGAAAAAGGAAAGCAGAAGCAGATGGGCGAGATCAGTAATCTTATTACTGACATGACTATCAAGGGCGCTACCGAAGCTGAGCTTGCCCGTGCCGTCAGGCATTCAATGGTCGTGATTGACGCGGCCAAACATAAGCTCGACTACCGGACCTCTGCCGAGGATAATCGCATTGCGGACCTCAAGAAGAAATACCAGCCTGAGGGTGGTGTCTCCACTCTTATTTCCCGCGCTGCATCCAAGGTGGATATTCCAAAGCGTAAGCCCCGCTCTATGGCGAAGGGTGGACCCATCGACCCTCTCACCGGACGCAAGGTGTATGAAGAGACTGGTGAAACATATTCTATCACCAAAGAATATAAGACCAAGCCTCCTGTTATCGAGACGAAGCTCCGTACTTCGAAGGCCACCCGTATGGAGTTGGTCGACGACGCGCGTAAGCTTTCGTCCGGTACACCCATGGAAAATCTCTACGCCCGTTATGCAAATAATATGAAAGTTCTTGCGAACACAGCCCGTCGGGAGATCGTTGACACCCCCACCTTGAAACGAGACCCCGCTGCTGCTAAGGAGTATGCCGCGGAAATATCCTCCCTCAAAGACAAGGTGCGTACCGCGCTCACGAATGCCCCCAGGGAACGCCAGGCGCAGCTCATTGCGGGAGGTGTTGTGAAGGTAAAGGTCGAGGCAAACCCTGACATCACCAAGGAGGAACGAACCAGACTCGAGGCACAAGCCCTAAAGGCTGCACGTCTTCGTACAGGAGCGTCCCGTAAGGAGGTCCAATTCGACATCACTGATCATGAGTGGAAAGCAATCATGGATGGAGCTGTGTCTAATGCGATGATGGAAAGCATCGCACGATACGCAGACCCTGAGCGCCTACACGAACTGTCGATGCCAAAAGACAAGCCTGTTCTCTCCACAGGTGTGGTTGCTCGAGCCAGGGCCATGGCTCGTAATGGAGCCACCACATCTGAGATTGCAGAGATGCTTGGAATCTCGACGTCGTCCGTTCTTGACGCAGTGAAGGGAGTGTAATCTAATATGGCTGCAACCTACTTAACAACCACTGACAATCCATTCAGTCCAAAGACTGAGTTTGATCAGTGGTTCGCATTTGACCTTCAGAAAGGTTACAATTCATGCGGGCTCCTGGATCGTGTGTGCAAAACCAGTGATGAATTGAGTGATGCACTAGTTAGCGATGATGTCGAAGAAGCGATTCAATGGATTCTCGATCACGATACAACTGGAAAGAGAACTTTCGTGATTGAATGACATCAATCAACGCGAGGGAATACCACGGTTCTCCCTCCTTTGACCCCCGGGGGGCTGTCAATACCCGACAGCCCCCACCCAAATCGCGTCCCACCTTCGATTTTCTCCGGGGGTATATTTCGATTTGGGTTTTGGCTTGCCCCAGCCCAATTAGTTCTCACGCCTGTTTCTCGCTCCTTTCCAGGCGAGGGTTGGGGCAGGCGAAAACTCAGATCGAAGTATTAGAAAGGATGCGAAATGGCAAAAAAGAAGACTAAAACTCCTCGAACCCCCGAGGAAGCCGAACGAATGGCTATAGTTGCCGCCATGGACGTTGCAACTCAGCAGATTCTTGACGGCACCGCGAGCAATTCGGTGATCCTACATTTCCTGAAGCTGGGCTCTAGTCGTGAAAGACTGGAACAAGCTCGGCTTGAGGCTGATACAACACTCGCCAAGGCGAAGGTCTCGGCGCTCGAGTCGGCTGCTCGTACCGAGGAGCTGGTGCAAGAAGCGCTGGCGGCGTTCAAGGTATATTCTGGAGATTCAGATGCGGAGTTATGACGAACTCAGGCACCTACACACATTTGAAGAGCGGCTCGAGTATCTTGCCCTCGATGGAGCATTTTTCGGCGAGACTTTTGGTGGATCCAGGTGGTTGAACCAGAGTTTTTACCAAAGCGATATTTGGCGAGATGCTCGCACTCGAGTGATCGCGAGAGATCTTGGATGCGATCTCGGTCTCGAGGGTTATGAGATTCACAACGGCATTGTCGTGCATCACATCAACCCTCTGACCCCACGTCAGTGTGAGAATTTCGACCCATGCCTGTGGGACACCAATAATCTCATATGTGTGAGCCGAGATACTCATAATGCAATCCACTACGGAACCAATCCATGGGCTCTCGACAATTTCGATCCAAGATCACCCGGCGATACAAAACTATGGTAGGAGGCTAAATGTCAGTTCTACACGACACAAAAGTCTACCTCGGGTTGATTGAGGATGACCCGTCATTTGACAGCGAGATCAAGGACGCTATTGACAACGCTTTGGCAACTGCGTCTCAGCTGAACCACGAGGCGGGCGCCGTCCAATCTTCCGAGGCAGATTACCCCGCCACTCCATTCGGGCGAATCTTGCGCCAGTATGTGAACTACTCAGTTCGACTGACGTTTGATCCACCGCAGACCTCATTTTCAATCAAGGCTATTGAGGCTCTAAAGCAAGAGGCGGAATGGCGGCTCACCATTCAGTGATTGGAGAAACCATGAACGAAGAAACTCTGTCTCACTACGGCGTCCTCGGTATGAAGTGGGGCGTCCGTAAGAAGACTGAATCCTCTTCTGGAGGCGGACTTCGGTCTGTTGAAGAGAAGCGTAATATCGGTGAATCGATCAACGCTGAGGCCTTCAAGAAGGAACGTGCCAAGGCCGAGAAGGCTGCTGAGAAGGAACGCAAGAAGCACGAATCCGAGCTGAAGAAGGCTGCTAAGGCTGCAGCCGCTGCGGCTAAGAAGGGTGCACGTGCAGTCGCTCAAAAGCACGCAGCGAATAAGGCCAAGCGGGCTCAGGAGGCTACCGAACGAGCACGTAAGAAGCTCGAGAACCAGAAGCTTCGGGACGCGCGAAAGGCAGAGACCGAGCGCAAGAAGAAGCAGAAAGAAGCCGAGCGAGCCGAGAAGAAGGCAGCTAAGGAAGCCGAGAAGAAGCAGAAGGAACTGGATAAGCAGCGGGTTCCTAAGGGCGGCATCACAGCTGCCATGCGGAAGGAAACTCCTCGGCGTCTGTCTTCGACAGATTTGATCGAGCAGAACAAGCGTCTGAATCTCGAGAAGCAGAATTACGAGCTTAAGCAAAAGCTCAAGGAGTACGAAAATCAAAATAGAAGTGTACTGTCCAAAACGGCGGACCTATTCGTTGACGAAGCTCGAATAAACTTGACGAAGTATGCTGCTAATACAGCGGCCAACATGCTCACTGCGGCCCTTGACTCCAAGCTTAAGGGCACTGAGTATGAAGGCATTGCTGCAATGGCTAAAAACGCCTTTAACATCAACGCCATCATCGAGAATGCCGTTGCTAAGAAGGATAAGAAGAAAGATAAGAAGAAGGATAACAACTAGGTATGGCACTATCCAACACTGCCACACCAAAGTATTACGCCCAATTTCGCGACAAAGTTCTCAAAGGTGAAATCCCGGTATCCCATACAATCGAGATGGAGATGAACCGGATTGACGACCTTATAGCGAATCCAAGATATTACTACGACGATAAGGCTATCGATGGATTCATCGCGTTCTGTGAGAACGAAATGACTCTTGTTGACGGTAGCGATCTAACCCTGCTAGATTCATTCAAGCTATGGGCTGAATCACTTCTTTCGTGGTTCTACTTCGAAAGAGTGACAAAGTTCATTCCTGACGAAACGGGGCATAACGGTAGGTATGTTCAAGTCGACGTCAAGAGACGATTGGTCAACAAGCAATACCTTGTTGTCGCGCGCGGTGGTGCCAAGTCTATGTATATGGCGTTTATTCACGCTTACTTCCTGACAATCGACCCCACGACAACACACCAAATAGCCACGGCGCCCACTATGCCGCAGGCTGAGGAAACACTGTCCCCTATTAAGACTGCTATCGCGCGCAGTCGGGGACCTCTGTTCAAGTTCCTGTCAGCGGGCACCGTTCACGCAACAGTAGGGATGAAGGTTAATCGGTCTTTGCTCACCCCAACTAAGAAGGGGGTTGAGAACTTCTCGACGAACTCTCTTCTCGAGGTTCGCCCGATGAATGTCGACAAGCTTCAGGGCTTGCGATCTAAGGTGAACACAATCGATGAGTGGCTGTCTGGAGATGTCCGGCAGAACGTCATCGCTGCTCTTGAGCAGGGTGCGTCTAAACTCAACGACTGGGTGATCCTTGCTGTCTCGTCCGAAGGCACCGTCCGAAACGGGGTCGGCGATTCCATCAAAATGGAATTACTTTCGATCCTTAAGGGCGAGTATTATGACCCCCACACGTCGATCTGGTATTACCGACTAGACGACGTGAGTGAGGTCGGGGATCCAAACATGTGGCTTAAGGCACAACCTAACCTCGGGAAGACTGTGTCTTATGACACATACCAACGAGACGTCGCTAGGGCTGAGAATGTTCCGTCTGCAAGGAATGACATTCTTGCGAAAAGGTTCGGCATCCCGTGTGAGGGATACACATACTTCTTCAAGTACGAAGAGACTATTCCTCACAACCCAAGAGAGTTCTGGCAGATGCCTTGTGCTATGGGTGCGGACCTATCGCAAGGCGATGACTTCTGTGCTTTTACGTTCCTGTTCCCTCTGTCGACTGGCGACTTCGGTATTAAGACTCGCGCGTACATCACGACGCGAACGTTCGACAAATTGCCGGCGGCAGGCCGTGCTAAGTATGAGTCTTTCATCCGAGAAGGTTCCCTCCAAGTGATGGACGGGACTATTCTCGACATGATCGAGGTCTACACAGACCTCGACGAATACATTCTCAGGTCTGAGTACGACGTTCGAGCATTCGGGTACGACCCGTACAATGCTCGAGAATTCGTGGAACGCTGGGCGACTGATAACGGACCCTACGGCATCTACAAGGTCATTCAGGGCGCACGCACCGAGTCGGTTCCGTTGGGTGAACTCAAGAGTCTGGCTGAAGACCGAAGACTCATCTTCGATCAGGAGCTATTCTCATGGGCAATGGGCAACACCATCACCCTTGAGGACACTAACGGCAACAGGAAAATCTTGAAGAAACGAATGGATCTCAAGATTGACAGTGTGGCTGCCTTGATAGACGCCTGGGTAGCCTACAAAAACCAACTCGACGATTTCAACTAACGAGAGGAGGTACTATGGGTATTATGTCACGGTTGGCGCGGGCGTGGAATGTGTTCGCACACGATCGCCCGGAACGATATGCGCGTAGTAATTACAGCGAATACCGGCCAAGCTACAGGTCATTTGGCTCTACAAACCTAGTCCAAACACTCTACAACAAGATTGCTTTGGACGTGGCGAACACTCCAATTCGCCATGTAAAAGTAGATCAAAATGGTAGGTATGACAGTGAGAGGGATTCGTCTCTGAACGAATGCTTGTCTCTGATGGCAAACATCGATCAGACCTCGAACGCTCTGATCTACGAGCTTGTCTACACGATGCTCGAAACCGGTAGCGCAGCTCTGATTCCAGTCGACACTGACACCGCTCTGAACGAGGAAGGCTCATTCGATGTCTTGTCTCTTCGAGTTGGACGGGTCGAGTCTTGGTACACAGACTCAGTTGACGTGAATCTGTATAACGATCGTAGTGGAAAACGGGAAACTATTCGAATTTCCAAGAATTCCGCAGCAATCGTATACAGTCCCCTATATGATGTCACAGCCAGTAACAACTCGTTGGCGAATCGACTAGCTCGAAAATTAGACGCGCTTGACGCGATCGACAATTCTGCTCTCGGTAAGAAGTTGGATCTGATCATCCAGCTTCCATACTCAGTTCGAGGCGAACTTCGGCAGCAGCAAGCTGAGACTCGGCGTGAGGCAATTGAACAGCAGCTCCGAAATTCGGAGATCGGCGTGGCATACGTCGATGGTGCTGAGAAAATCACGCAGCTCAACCGTCCGGTTGAGAATAATCTGCTTGATCAGGTGAAATACCTGTCTGAACAGTTGTACAACGCTCTCGGTTTTACTGAGAGTGTGTTTAACGGCACGGCTGATGCTGAAACCAACTTGTCCTATTACAACAGGACAGTCAAGCCGATTCTCGACACTATCACAAAGTCTGCGACAATGGTCTTCTTGACGAAGACCGCTAGGTCGCAGGGCCAGCGGATTATCTACGTGAGGGATCCATTCGCGGCCACGTCACTGGACTCGATTGCATCCATGGCGCAGACGTTCATCACCAACCAGGTGATGACGCCGAACGAAATCCGAAGCATCATCGGTTTGCCGCAATCCACCGATCCCAAGGCGGATCAGCTGGCGAACCCATACACGAGTTCCG